GTCTAGCAGGTCTTTAATTGATTCCTGTGTTTTACGACTATCGCCTTGGCTATTATCAGCTAATTCGTCAATTTGTTCATTCTCGTTAACATAAAACTTGAGTATGTTTGGTGATCTACCACGTTCGATACGGTACTGATTACCGGCTTTTTCAAAATTAAGAGTAACCAGCATACCTTTGCTATTGGTTTTGTTAATTAAGTTATTACGTTTGATGTTTGTTAGTGCTTGGCCGTACAGTGCATACGACAACGCATTAATAATAGTTGTCTTGCCTGTGCCGTTACGTGATCCTGTGTCGTCACCGCCTTGATCTAAGTTCTCGCCTAACACAAGTGTTAGTTGCTCTTCGTCAAAGTCGACTGCTTGGGTAACATTACCCACACTCATGAAGTTCTTTACCGTCAGGTCTTTAATTTTTATCATTCTAATCCGTTATAGATATCTAATAGCATTGCTTTATCGAAGTTATCACTATCAATTGCTAGTATTTCGTTTGAAACAATTTGATCTACACTTTCGAACTGTGCAATATCGAGTTCAGTGTTTATTTCTTCAAGTTGTTTGTGAGGAATCAGTGTAATCTCTCTACAATCGTAGTCGTTTATAAATGTTTCTTTAATGAAACTTGCTTCTTCGTAGCTTACAGGTAAGTCGAGTGTAACTCTTAGATACATTCTGCTTTTGAGAAGCGTATCTTTCTCGTCAATTAGCTGCGATAGCTTAACAGTACGATACTTAGGACAATCAACCCAGTTAATGTATTCAGGTTCTGCATTATTCTCTTTATCAAGTATCATCATGCCGCGATCATCATCCCATGCATCGGCATAGTTATGAGGAAATGCATTACCAATGTAATGCACCTTGCCTTGTTTTTGACGTTTGTGGAAGTGTCCGCTAAACACATACTCTTGGTTTACAAAATGCTCGCTCTTTAGTTCGCCGTGATCAGGCATCTGCACCATTGCATTCATATAGAAGCTAGGTAGTTCAAAGTGTCCAAACAAGTATTTTGCTTGGATGTCTTTCATCTTTTTCCATTCATCGCCTACTAACCACGGTACTAATGCAACATCGTCTTCAACAAATATGTCTTCAATTACAGTAACACCAGGAATATGGCGAGCAAACTCGGTTGACTTTACATCACGTTTGTCTTTATAATACAAATCGTGGTTACCTGCAAACATATAAAACTTGTCAAATGCTGCACCTACCTTCTCAAGACACCGAAGTCCGGCATCCATAGTGGTTAAATTTAGACTATTGCGATTATGGTTCCAATCACCAGTAAACAAGGCAGTTTCGCACCCGTTCTCCTTGGCTGTTTGGATGAACCAATCCACGTAATCCTCACAATCTTGGTTGTGAATACGTGAATTGCCTTTTAATCCAAAGTGTATGTCTGTAAAGACCGCAGCTTTTTTAAACAAAGAAATACTCCTATCGTAGAATACTATTATATGGTATTTTAGTTAAGTTGTCAATTACTTTTTTGTTGATTCTGCTTCTCTTTTAAGAGCAGCTTCCCATTCTCCGGAATGTGTCCTTGTATGCGAAGGATTTAAGTCGTTCATTTCGAGAATATCGTCTCTAATGTTTTGATTTCGCTTTTCTAAGTTGATAACACGTACAAAACTGTTAGTTACAGCCGCAGTATAATAAGCAAATGGGTTTTGAGACTTGGATTCGTCAAACTGCAAGCCGATCTGTGCAAGTTGTAGAATTGCTTGGCCTTTCATTTCGTCGTTGTAAGTATAACCACGAACATTTCCTCTTGTAGCATAGCGATCAACAAGTTTCATCCACATCATAGCAAGTTTATTTGTTGCTTTGCCGTGTTGTTTTGAAAAGTGTCCGTTTTCCATGCCACCTTCCCAGTGAGATTTACCAACTAGTTGTAAATTGCCTTCGTCGTCAAACTTATAGTGTACATATGGCGGAAATGGCAGTTTAGTTTTTGTATCTGCAATAGTCTTTGGATTTTTCTTGCGTCCCGGTTCCTCGGGTATATGATCAAACGTCATAATACGAAAAATTAATTCTTCTTTTGTAATACTTTGATAGCTTACTTCGCAATCAGCTTGCTTTACTTTCTTGCCAGCTGCTTTTTCAGCCTCATATCGACGAGTTGTTAGTTTTTTTGCTTTATTACGTTTTGCTTCTGCAATAGTACGTATATTAATTTTGTCAACACTTGGCAAAATAATATCGTAATCTGCATTTGACGGGTCAACGTAACTAGCAAATGTATTTTTTGATTTATGTATCTCTGCCAACATATCTTTATTGTTGAGATAATTTACTCTTCTTGCCATGTTTTCTCCTATGTTATATTTATTATAATACACGTACTTAATTTTGTCAACTAAATACTATACAGGAGATTCACATGAGTTTATTTAAAGTTATTGGCGGCGCAGTTGTAAACAGTTTAAAAACTAGTTTTAACAGTACTCCAATCGGAAAAGCTGTTAATACAGTACAAAACATCAATCGGGTATTTACAAATGGCAATGCTTCTGACTTTGTTCAGTTTATTAGTCAGGGCAGATTAGGAAGCGAATTGAATTTTGGAGCAACTCCGGTACAGTCTTTTGCTCAAACAGCACAATTGTCAGCTTCTTCAGATACTAATTCTCAAGATTGGCGTGTACGAATACATTTACCTGCATCTCCAGATTATTTTGTAAATTCTCCAATACTAAAACCATTATTAACAAGTAATCAAAGTTTAGTTTTTCCTACAACTCCGCAAATATTGTTATCCAGCATGGCAAACTACGATACAGTGCAGCCTGTGCATACAAACTATCCGTATCATGTTTATGAATCGAGTAGAATTGAAGATATTACTATTAGTGCAGAATTTCCTGTAGAAAACGAAGCTGATGGTCAGTATTGGATTGCCGCAGTTCATTTTTTACGCAGTATTACAAAAATGTTTTATGGATCTGGACCGTTGCAAGGACATCCGCCACCTCGTGTTGCATTGAGTGGGTACGGTAATTTTGTATTTGATGAAACTCCAGTAGTTGTTAAAATGTTTAACCTTGATTTGCCAAATGCAGTTGATTATATACAAGTACCAATTGCATCAGGAGTGGATTTACAAAGCGAAATACCTGAAGTAAATATAACAGCATCAAAACACTGTTATGTACCAACTTTGAGTACACTAAACGTAACAGTGACTCCAGCATACAGTAGAACAGCAACAAAAGATTTTAATCTCGAGTCGTTTATAAATGGTGAATATATTGGAAATACAAAACCAGGAGGGTTTATTTAATGATTAAATATTCGTCATCAAGTCCTTATGCTGAAACAAGATTAAGAAATGATTATTTAGATCTTTATCAAAAAAGAGATATTCCTGCACTTGATAATGACATCACATATACAATTCAGCCTCAATATACTTACAGACCTGATTTGCTTTCTTATGACCTATACGGTACATCCAAATTATGGTGGGTTTTTGCAGTACGAAACATAGATACTATAAAAGATCCAGTGTTTGATTTTGTTGCTGGAACTACTATTCGTTTACCACAAAAAACAACACTTGATTCAGTACTTGGAGCCTAAATGCCATTAGAGAATACTCTAAATAACTTTGCTACTTATAACTATAACTGGGTATTTGGAGTTCTAAGTCCTCGACAAGTACCCTATCCTGAATCTTATGAAAACGGTCCAGCAGTTCCAATTATTAAATCTGGAGGCTTTCCAGATAAACCGGTTACAACTTTAATTGAAGATGCAACTAACACTAATGTTGAATTTTTTATTGATAATGTTATTACTGACTATCTAGTTGCTCCTAACCCGGGTACTAGCTTTAGTAATGCTATTAAATTAGAATTTACAGTTACCGAACCTCAAAGTGTTGGATTGTTTTTTCAAACATTGAGTATTGCTGCCGAACAAGCACTTGGAACAGGTGTGAGTTATCTTAATGCTCCTTTTTTATTACAAGGAACGTTTAAAGGATTTGATGATAATAATAATCCACAGGTATTGCCGAGTACTAACCTAGTAATAAAACTAATTAATGTAACCTTTGATGTTACAGCCGCTGGATCAACATATCACGTTACTGCAATTCCGTGGAATCACCAAGCATTTTTTGATCAAGTTGAAAAAATTCCAACAGAAACTAAACTACAAGGAGCAAGTGTAAGTGAAGTACTAAGTTGGGGTGAAAATAGTTTAGAAGCCTATCTAAATAAAATACAAACTGATATGGCAAAAGCTGATTCAAATTATGTTCCGCATCAATACGAAATTAATTTTCCAAAAGATATTTCTATAAGAAATCAACAAAGCGGCACAGCCGGAAGTTCAAACTTGTCATCTGATTATGAAATTGCTGCATTTGATCAAAGCATAGGTGGCGGCGGTATATGGAATGGTTCACAAACTAACGGATTTGAGCAATCTCTGAGAGATAAAGTTAATCGTATCGAAGAAAATATAGCCTCAGATCGAGACAAAATTAATACAGTATATCAAAATAGAATTTCGGCATTAGAATCGACACTTGGGTTAGATACTGCATTGGAAGATGTATCAATTAATAATCTAATTAATAAGACAATTAGTGAGCAATCGTCTGCTGTAACCAATCTAACAACTAGTCCTGCTAACACAGTAATTAACACCAATGATAACGAAATGGGACAGTCTCTTATTACATCATCGGCTTTTGATTATGGAACTATTCCTTTTAAAGTATTTGATAACACTACTGTAAATGTTAAAGATGACGGAACAAGAATTATAACTAGAGCCGGAATGACATACGACCAAGATCAAAGAGAATTTCAGTTTGGCACTGGACAAAAAATTGAAAAGATTATTGAAAACGTTTTACTTGGTAGCGAATGGGGAAAATCAAAAGCAGAATTTTTACAAAGAATGGGCAGAGGCAATACTATAACTTGGTTTAAAATACATTCAAAGACTACTATTATCGATACTGGAATGATTGCAAAAACAGGTATGCCTGCAACACGATTTGAATATATTGTTACGCCTTATGAAATTCATATTAGTCGCTTGTCTAACCAATCAAGTTCGCAGAGTTATTCTCCACAAATTAAAGATGCAGTCAAGCACTACAATTATACCTATACTGGATTAAACACTGATATTATTGATTTTAATTTTAGCATCAATAATGCGTTTTATAAAGAAATGTCACGTATTGGTAGCCAAGGCGGCCAAGATACACAGCATAATTCTGGAAATCCAGTAGTCACTGAAGAAGTTGCACAGCGAATCCCGTCAGTCGGCGGAGGACCTAATCCTCAAGGAGTAGGCGCAATTGCATCAGCTAATGTTGCAATCGGCAGCGGAACTACTGCACCTGAAGGAGGCAGCAGCAACGACTCAGCAAAAGTACGTATTGCAAATCATTTTAATAAAATGGTATTAAACAGTGATACTGATAATGTTACACTAGATTTAAGAATTTGGGGTGATCCTTTTTATTTTACCGAAGTTGATATTGGAAATAATCATCCTGATCGTTCTGCAACAGGATATACATCTAAAGGACAGCTAGATTTTACAAGAGGCGAAGTTTATGTGCTTATAAGTTTTAAAACAGCAGTTGACTTTTTTGGAAATTTAACAGCACTTGATCCTGCTAGTGCTTTTAGCGGATTATACAAAGTTACAACATTTAAGAACGAATTTTCAAATGGAATGTTTACACAACAATTAAATCTATTGAGAATGCCAAACCAATCTCTTGATGATGTTAATGCAGCATCTTCAGTTGTCCAAGCTACTAAACTTGGTAATCCAAATCTCGTGATACAAAAACTTAACAATCAGATAGCCGCTGCTAGTAATCAAACTCAAGACATGTTACAGCAAGCACAGCAACAATTACTAACCGGCTTTACTCAAAATGGTGTAAATAATTTTGAAAATATATTATCAGGAACTGAGGTAGCCAACCTTGCTGAAAACATTTTCAGTGCTTTTAGTCAAGTCAATACAATTGCATCAAATTTAAATAGTACACTTGGTGCCATTACTACTCAAGTACCTGGAATATTTGCTAATCTTAGTACCAATCCGGCAACAAATGCCTTACTTGGTTCGTTATCAGGACTATCAGGAAACCCACTCCAGCAAGCTCAACAACAATTTTCGCAAGGATTAAATACGTCATTTGCAGCAGCACAACAACAGCTTCTTGGTAGTGTAAGTTCAGGACAAATTCCTGGATTTATCAAACAGGCTAGTAATACTGTAAACACAGCAACTAATCAATTTAACACAACAGTAAGTCAAGTAACAAAGAACTTAGGATTTTAAATATGCCCGAACCGCAAAATATACGTAGTGAGTTTACAAGAAGAAGCGACAATACCGCACGTCCAGCCGAACCAGGAATATATATTGGACGAGTAATTGGGCATCTTGATCAAACATTTATGGGCGGACTAAATGTTTCGTTGTTAAGAGCAAATGCTAATGGCAGTGATTGGGATGAAATAGGACAAAGTTTACAATGTCAATATGCAAGCCCTTTTGCTGGACAAACTCCGTTGCATCAAGCAGGCTCAGATAATACATTTGCTAGTTCGCAACAAAGCTACGGCTTTTGGGCAGTTCCTCCTGACATTGGAACAAAGGTAATTGTATTAGTTGTTGAAGGTAGAAAAGATTTTGGTTTTTGGATGGCATGTGTACCAGATGCTTTTACAAACTTTACAGTACCTGACGGACGTACTTCAACTTACCTAAACGATCTAGGACAGAAATTACCAGTAGGCGAATATAATAAAGCTATTACATCACCAGACGGTGAAACACAACCAACAAAATATATAAAGCCTGTGAATACAGATTTTGTTGAAGGACTAAATCGTGCAGGATTAATAACAGACGATGTTAGAGGATTAACCACCAGCGGCGCAAGAAGAGAACTTCCAAGTACAGTATTTGGAATGAATACACCTGGTCCGTTTGATAAACGTCCTAATGCTCCATTGTATCAACACGGCGAAAACGAAACAGAATTTTATAAAGCACGATTAGGTGGTTCTAGTATTGTAATGGATGACGGCGACGATAAATTTTTAAGAAAAGGTCATCCTGAGTCAACTCCTTTCGAATATGCAGATATTGAAAAAACAACAGATACTGGAGATGTTACAAGACCTGCAAACGAATTGTTTAGAATTAGAACACGCACCGGACATCAAATACTTTTGCATAACACTGAAGATTTGATTTATATCAGTAACAGTAAAGGCACTAGTTGGATTGAAATGTCTAGCAATGGTAAAATAGATGTGTATGCACAAGATAGTGTTAGTGTACACAGTGAAAATGATATTAACTTTACAGCAGATAGAGATATAAATCTCACTGCTATGGAAAATATGAATATCAGTGCAGGCAAAGATATTGCAATTGATGCAGGTGCTAGTTATGGTGTATCTGCACAGAATGAAATTTCGTTAAATGCAGGCGCTAATGTAAGTTTAACAGGACAAGATGGAATTGCATTATACGGAAATACCAAAGTCTCAATTACCAGTAAAGGCACACTTGATGTTTTAGGACAACAACACTTGTCAATTGGTAGCTCTGAAAGCATTGGCATTGAAGCATGTAGTTTTGTGAAAGTTTCAACAGATGGCGATTATCATATGAAAGCACTTGGTAACAGTTATAATCAAGTTGACGGGCAAGCACACTTTAATAGTGCATTGCAAACATATATAACTTCTGCAAATACATTAGAACTTTATAGTACAGGTGCAACTAAATTATATTCACAAGCATTGATGAGTTTACAAGCAGATGGCGCCAACATTCAAACAACTGCTTCTGAAATACATTTGAATAGTGATAGTTATCCTGCTGACACTGCTATAGAATCACGTACAGCAACTTTGCCTCCTGCACCAAATCCATTTATACCGATTCCGCCTGTAAGAGCAAATCTGGCAGCAAGAATACCAGAGCACGAACCTTGGCCGCAACATGAAAATATTAACCCAGCAGCATATACTCAAGATAAAACAAGAGCAGGCCAACAACAAGTTAATTCGTTCTTGCAAAATGTTTTACCTGATACTTATGCTGCTGTAGGTACAGGATCTCAAACTCCAGCAGTTAGTTCATCGGCAGAAGTTGACACAAATGCTAGTGTAGCAAGTGATCCAGCTGCATTTCCAAATGCTTCATCAGGACAGTATGCAATTATACAAGTTGGCGTAGGCGACATTGGCGATGTAGAAAAAGCCAAGCAGAATCTTAGAGAAGGGTATGCTAGTCTTTCTACAGCAGGATACCGTGTGGTTGTAATAGCTCCAAATATTAATCCAGCATTTGGTCATCCATTAGAAAATGACTTACGTATACTTGGAAACGCTATAAATGCTACAGCAACCGAGCTTGGAGCAATTGTAGAAAATCCAAAATATACTCAAGAAGATCCATTAATAATTGATCCTGATGCTGCACAAGAAATTGCAGACAAATATCGTAGCACAGCAGTTTACTACGGCGATACTGTTGCACAAACAGTAGCAGGATTAAGTGGCGCAACAGTAAAAAGTGCATCTAGTACACAAGCAATAGCCGAACAGTCAGCCGAAGTATCAAACGCAGTATTGCAGCAAGATTACCCAGCAGCAGGCACAGAAGGTGGTTCGTATGGCTGCGCTGGTCCAAGCGATGGTCCTCTAAGTGCTCCTCCAGCAGGTACTATAAACGGGTTTAGTGCAGCCGAAACTGTTGCATATCTAAATGCACTAGGATTTAGAGAAAGCGGATTAAAATATAATTGTACAAATAGTATTGGCTTTGCAGGCAAATATCAGTTTGGTGGATATGCTCTAAAAGAAGGTGGCTACATTAAGATGACAACTAGAGGCGGCGGTACAAGATTGCGTTTAGATCCAAACAATTGGACAGGCAAAAACGGTGTAAACAATGTTGACGATTGGCTGGCCAACAAAGGTGATTGTCAAGAAGATGCAATGATTTTATATACCAATGCAAATTTAAGATATTGTAAAAATAATGGCGCTATCAAAGAAAATGACCCAGTTTCGTTAGTTGCAGGTATATTAATGGGCGCTCATTTAAAAGGTCCTAATGATGCTAAAAAATGGCGTAGAAAAGAAGCAGTAGGAACTGACGGTTATGGAACTAAAATAGATGAGTACATAGCACTTGGTCGTGCAACTGTGCCAAATACAGGAAGGTTTATAGGTTAATGTGTCAAATAGTTATTCCAGCAAGCGAAGTACCATCACCAGCTCGACCACTCGAGCCAACTGAAATTGATAGATATTTCTTACCAATTGACCCTAATGTGCCTGGATTTGTTCCAGGTGCGCCTGATGATCTAGCAGGTGTAGGAGACTTTTCTGCAAGCGTTGGCGGCGCAGTAACGCCGATACAGCCTCCTGCTAATCCTGCACCAGCAGGTACCGCATATGCTAGTATTCAACAAATATTAGAAGGCAATTTAAATCAAAATTGGCGTGAAGTAGGATCTCCACCAAATCCAAATATAGCCGAAGCATGGGGAGTTGCTGGCGGAGGTAGAATGCCAAATGACGGAAGTAACTATCCATGGTGTGGTGCTTTTGTAACATGGGTTTTATGGAAATCTGGACAAGAACATAATGTTCCTGGTGTAGGCAGTCAAACATATTTGAGATATGGAAAAACAGTTGACTGGCGAGATTTTACAAAAATAAGAAAATACGATTTGTGTGTAATGACTAGACGAGAAGATTCACGAAAAGGACATGTATGTTTTGTCCATAGCATTGATCCAGCAAATAATAAAATTAAAGTATTTGGTGGCAACCAAGCTAATAATTATAAATTAAGCACCTATGCAATATTTAGACCACAAGGACAATCAGGACTTTATGTAAATCAAATTAGACGCAATTGGGATATTCCAGAAGGGTTTGATTTACCTTTGGTTGAAGTTCAAGAAACACAACAAGCAACGACACAAAATACAAATGTCTTTCCAACTGACTCGGCTTTATAGGGTAAATACAATATGAGCACACTAGAGAAAAATCTTTATAAAAATTTAAAAATTACGTCACCTAAGACTATGAATCAACCTCTGGTAGATAAAAGCTACAAAGGGCTGAGCACAGTCAACCCTGAAGACAAAAATTTTAAATTAAGAAATATAGAACTAATCAAACAAGATATATTAAATCACTTTCATATTCGAATTGGCGAAAAACTTGAGAATCCAACCTTTGGTACAATTATCTGGGACGTACTTTTTGAACCAATGACTGATTCAATTAAAAAAGCAGTGCTTGACAATGTAACACAGATACTAAATTATGATCCAAGAGTAAATGCAAGTAATATTGTTGTTGATGCATACGAATCAGGTATACAAATATATGCAGAGCTTACGTACATTGAATATAACATCAGTGAACAAATGACTTTGAAATTCGACAATCAGTCAAACGCCATACTTTAATGTGCGTACATTTTAATATACATAAATATAGTATCAACCGAGGAATGTAATCATGTCTGCAACCGATAGACAAAATAGACTTTTATTAGCCGAAGACTGGCAGAAAATATACCAGAGTTTCAAGTATGCAGATTTCAAAAGTTACGACTTTGACAATCTACGTCGAACAATGGTTAATTATATTAGACAAAATTATCCAGAAGATTTCAACGATTATATCGAAAGTAGCGAATATCTTTCACTGATTGATCTAATTGCATTTCTTGGACAAAACATTAGTTTTCGAGTTGACTTAAATGCAAGAGAAAACTTTATTGAATTAGCTGAGCGCAGAGAAAGTGTTCTTAGACTAGCTCGTTTAATTAGTTATAACGTAACTAGAAATCAGCCAGCCGCTGGATTTTTAAAAGTTGATAGCATTACTACAACTGAAAGTGTATCAGACACAACTGGTTCTAATTTATCAGGTAGATCAATCAAATGGAACGATCAAACAAATGAAAATTGGTACGATCAATTTATTAAAGCACTTAATGCAAGTATGCTTAGTACTAATCAATTTGGTTCTCCTCGAAAATCAGCTATTGTTGGCGGCATTCCAACTGAAAAGTATAATATTAATTCGTCACCAGAATCGTTTCCAGTTTATAGTTTTAGTAAAGTAATAAATGGAACTAATTTAGAATTTGAAGCAGTTGGTGCAGATATTAACGAAAACGATATTATTGAAGAAGCACCTCGTGTTGGAAATAAATTTTCTTTTTTATACAAAGACAACGGACAAGGCGCAGGCAGTGCAAACACTGGATTTTTTATTCATTTTAGACAAGGTAGTTTGCAACGTGGAGATTTTCAAATTGATTTACCAACTCCAAATCAAACAGTTGAAGTTGATGCTGCAAATGTAAATGACACTGATGTGTGGTTGTATAGTCTAGACAATAATGGACAAGAACAAGATCTTTGGACAAAAGTTGATGCTGTAGAAGGCAACAATGTAATTTATAATAGTGTTAGTAAAAAAATTAAAAATATCTATAGTGTATTATCAAGAACAAATGACCGCATAAATTTAATTTTTGCTGATGGTGTTTTTGGAAATCTTCCTAAAGGCAATTTTAGATCTTACTATAGAACAAGTGCAAATCTTGATTATACAATTTTTCCAAATAATGTGCAAAACATTAAAATTTCAATTCCGTATATAAGTGCAAATGGAAAAAACGAAACACTTACAATGCTTTGTAGTTTAAAACAATCAGTAGCAACTGCATCTAGTAGCGAAACAACACAAAGCATTAAAGACAATGCTCCTAGTACATATTATACACAGAATCGTTTAATCACAGCAGAAGATTACAATCTAGGACCTCTCGGAATAAGCCAAAATATCATTAAAGTAAAAAGTGTTAATAGAACCAGTAGTGGTATTAATAGATACTATGATTTACGTGATAGCACCGGCAAGTATAGTTCAACAAATTTATTTGGCACAGATGGCGTAATCTACAAAGATTATCAAGAAGAAAAAACAAAATTTAGTTTTGTTACAAAAACTGATGTCGAAGGCATTGTATCAAACACAATTGAGCCGCTGTTGCAAGATAAGAATACACGTAATTTTTATTATGATCAATTTACTGATCAAGATTACACAGATTTAAATATTGTTTGGCAGCAAACAACACAAGATACTAATCGCAGTAGTGGATTTATAGTTGATTCGGGTAATGAAACTGATACTACTGCATTTAAATATATAGTTTCTTCATTTACCGAAGGTGTGTTTAGATACCTTGAGCCAGGCGCACTAATTAAGTTTACAGCTCCATCAGGTTATCATTTTATGAAAACCAATAATAACAAATTAATGCAAGGTCTTCCAGATCACGAAGGCGCAGTTACATATCTTTGGACAAAAGTAGTAAGTGTTACAAAAGGCGGCAATGAATTGTCAGCAACAGGACTGGGCGGCATTGTTCTTAACGATGCAATTCCATCGGGTGCAATAATTAATAGTGTAAAACCAAAATTTACTAGAGATCTAATTAATGAAGTTAAAAATTCTTTAGTTAACCAATTGTTTTCATACAGAACAGTAGGATTAAGATACGACACTGAAACTCGTCGCTGGCAGGTAGTAACCCAAGAAAATTTAAATGTAAATGACACATGGTCATATGCATTATCAGGAGATTCTACACAACAGGCGTTGGATCGAAGTTGGTTATTCTTATTTGAAACCAACGGAGTTGATTACACCATTACTAGTAGATCTCTGAGATACGTATTTGAAAGCGACAAAGAAGTAAGATTCTTTTTTGAAAAAAGTAAAAAAATATACGATAGTAAAACTGGTGAAATTGTTAAAGACAAAATTAGTGTATTAAACATTAATAAAGATCTAGCTTCAACTGGAGGATTGCTACCATTTACAGTTGACCATCCTTGGTCAGTAAGTGCAGAATTTACAGACGGTATTGGGTACGTAAATAGTAAAAAAGTCGAAGTAGTATTTTTTGACAGCGACGACGATGGCGTAGTTGATAATCCACAAATTTTTAATGATATTGTTGCACCGCTGACAGTTGGTAATGACAAATATGTATTTGTAAAAAAAGCAACTGACGATAATGAGTTTTATAGCTATGTAAATCAGTCTACAGAAAATATTTTAGTTGTACAGTCTGAAGCAGCAGCTAGTGTAACTACACCAAACAACCCAATTTATTATGTAATTGCAAATGATGCATTTTTAAAAGTTGATAGTGCAAACAGAACACGAACACAAGTATTTAATTACAAGGCATACGAAGGACGCAGTGGATTAAAATTCCAATATGTACATGCTAGTGACGAAAATGCTAGAATTGATCCAAGTAGTAGTAATATCATGGACACATATCTTTTAACAAAAACATATGATACCA